CCTTCGAAAAACCGATTTTGTCGCGCGTAACCCCCTCCTATTTAACCGGAATCCGCCAGAAATGGCAGAAAGGAGCAGGACATGGCAAAAGATTTGACGGTCCCAGATGAGATCGCGAGATTGACCGAAATTTATCGCGGACTTCCGCCGAAACAGTTCGCACTGGCCCAGGGGCTGATAGCTGAAGCCGCCCGGCTCCGGGTTCGGTGTAATACGCTGTGGGAGGACCTGCAGGAGAAGGGTGAAGTTGAGCTTTTTTCCCAAGGAGAGCAGGACCCATATGAGCGGGAACGGCCATCCAGCCGGATCTATACGGCGGCGAACAAGAGTTATCAGAGCATCATTAAACAGCTGAACGATATGATCCCGGCGGATACGCAGACGGTCGGAGGTTTGGAGCTGAATCTGGATGACGTCTAAAAACTACATCTGGATCTATTACCAGCAAATCAAAGACGGCACGGTGACGGTCGGCCACTGGATCGAAAAATGGTATGAGTATATCATCCACGGGCTGGAAGAAAAGCGGTTTTTCTTCAATCAGAAAAAAGCCAATACGGCTATCGCATTTATCCAGCAATATTGCCGCCATCATGAGGGGCCGTTAGCCCCGCAGCTGATCCGGCTGGAAGTGTGGCAAAAAGCGCTCATTTCGGTGCTGTTTGGAATTATTGATGATCATGGCCTCCGCCAGTTTCGTGAGTCGCTGGTGGTCATGGGCCGGAAGAACGGAAAGACGCTACTGGATGCCGCCATTGCCGCTTATATGGCTATTGCAGACGGGGAATACGGCGGACGGATCTATTTCATAGCGCCTAAGCTCGACCAATCCCGGCTGGCGTTTGAGGCGTTCTTTCAGATGATCTCGAAGGACCCGCGTCTGAGCCAACTGGCAAAAAAGCGCCGGACGGATGTTTATTTCGCGGAGAGCAATACCAGCGCGATGCCGGTAGCATTCAGCGAAAAGAAAACGGACGGTTTGAATCCGTCTTATGTGTCTCTGGATGAACTGGCCAGCTGGCGCGGGGACGCGGGCCTGAAGCAGTACGAGGTATTCAATAGCGCCCTGGGCGCGAGATCTCAGCCACTGATGTTCGGGATCAGTACCGCCGGGTACGAGAACGACAGCATATACGATGAGCTGATGAAGCGGGCCACTGCGCTGTTGAACGGAACGAGCAAAGAAACCAGGCTCGCTCCGTTTTTGTATATCATTGATGACGTGGACAAATGGAACGACATCAATGAGCTGAAGAAATCAAACCCCAACCTGGGCGTCAGCATTACAGTTGACTATCTGTTGGAAGAGATCCGGATCGCGGAAGGATCGATCAGCAAGAAAACCGAGTTTCTGACGAAATACTGCAATATCAAGCAGAATAGCTCCCAGGCATGGCTGACCGCGCAGGACGTCAGGAAATGTTTCGGCAATAACCGAACGTTCGAGGATTTCCGGCATACATACGCCCTGGGCGGGATTGACTTGTCGCTGGCGGTTGACCTGACCGCCGCAGTGATCGTGATCGAGCGGGACGGCGTGTCGTGGTTCTTCACACAGTTTTTCATGCCTGAGAACAAGGTGGATGAAGCGACAGCCCGCGACGGCCTGCCATATCGGATCTATGCACAGCGCGGGTTGCTCACGATCTGCGGCGAGAATACCGTTGATTATCACGCGGTGCATGAGTGGTTCCAGATGCTTGAGCGTGAGTATGAAATCCTCCCGCTGAAGGTCGGATATGACAGATACTCCGCCGCGTATCTTGTGCAGGACATGGAGGCGGACGGATACGACATGGAATCCGTCAGCCAGGGAAGCAACCTGACAGGCGTCCTGATCGATATGGAAGGCATGATCAAAGATGGGCGGCTGAGATGCGCGAATGATAATGACCTGATGAAGGTCCACATGCTTGACGCGGCGCTTAAGTTTGAAGACGGAACAAACCGCCGGCGGCTGATAAAGATCAATCAGCGGCAGCATATCGACGGCATGGCGGCGCTCAGTGACGCGATCTGCATGCGTCACAACTACTATGAGGAAATGGCCGGACAGCTGGCCAATGCGAGGTGATATGAGTGGGACTGTTTGAGGCGATCTTCGGACGCCGGAAACCGGCGGAAGCGGGGAACATCAGCTATCAGACGCTGACGGCCTATCAGCCCGCATGGCGCAGCTGGGGAGGCCGGATCTACGAAAGCGAGCTTGTGCGGGCGGCTGTCGATGCCAAAGCGCGGCACGCGGCAAAGCTCCAATACAGGATGGAAGGCGCCGCGCGTCCGAAGCTGTGGACGGTCACACGGTGTGCACCGAATCCATGGATGACGTGGGCTCAGTTTATCGAGCGGTGCAACAACATCTATGAAACCCAAAACAATCTGTTTGTGGTTCCGCTGCTGGATGAGCTTGGAGAGGTGAACGGATTTTTTCCTGTGCTTCCCAGTTCCAGCGAAGTCATCGAGCGCGGCGGCGAGCCGTGGCTGAAATTCGACTTCATTAACGGGAAGAAAAGCTCCATCCCGCTGATCCGCGTCGGACTTGTGGTGAAGCACCAGCTGAATGACGATTTCTTCGGCGAGAAAAACTCCGCACTGAGCGGGACGATGGAGCTGGTGTCCATGATCAATCAGGGCATCCAGGAAGGCGTCAAGAATTCCGCCACGTTCCGCTTTATGGCGCAGCTCACGTCAAAGGCGTTTGATGAGGATCTGCGGAAAGAGAGGGAGCGCTTCGACAAAAACAACTTCCAAAGCGGCTCCGGCGGGCTTCTGCTGTTCGGAAATCAGTTCACCAACATTCAGCAGATTCGGCAGGAAGGCTATAAGGTTGATCCGGAACAGATGCGACTGATTCGGGAAAACGTTTATAACTACTTCGGGGTAAGTGAAAACGTGATCCAAAACAAGGCGGTAGGTGATGAGCTGGACGCCTTTTTCAATGGTTGCATCGAGCCTTTTGCTATCAAACTGAGCGAAGCCCTGACGCGGATGGTCTTCACCCAGCGCGAGCAGAACGGCGGGAACAGGATCACGTTCACCGCGAACCGCCTGCAGTATATGGCGACCGGATCCAAGATCAATATGGCGAAAGAGCTTGGGGACCGTGGCGTGTTGATGATTGATGAGATCCGCGAGCTGTTCAATTATGAGCCGCTGCCGGATGGCGCCGGACAGCACGCGCCTATACGCGGGGAATATTACATGGTCGATGAAGGGAAAGAAGAACCCGACACCGATAATGGAGGGAACGAAGATGACGAAGGAAACGCGGAGCCTTGAATTCGAAATCAGGGCCGAAGAAACCGGCAATGAAGAACGGGCCGGGCGCATTACGGGAACGCCGATTGTGTTCGATCAGGTGATGGACGCCGGATGGATGCGCGAAACCATCGACCGCGGCGCGCTGGATAAGACCGACCTGCGCGATGTGCGGTTCCTGGTTGGGCATGATACCAGCTCTATCCCGCTGGCCCGGAGCCGGAATAACAACGCCAACAGCACCATGCAGCTGTCGGTGACCGATGAGGGCATGGATATTCGCGTGGATCTGGACATTGACGGCAATCCGCGCGCAAAAGAGCTTTATTCGGCGGTAAAACGTGGCGACATTTCCGGAATGTCCTTTATGTTTACGGTCGATGAAGATAGTTGGGAAGGGCTGGATACTGATTCCCCGATGCGCCATATCCGGAGCATCGGCAAGGTGTTCGAGGTGTCCGCTGTGACCTTCCCAGCATACGAAGGAACGTCCATTCAGGCAGCCGCGGAGGGCGGAGCGCTGGAGAGCGCGAAAGCCTCGCTGGAGAGCGCAAAACAGCGGCTGGCGAACGAACGGGCGAAGGAAGCCGAACAGGAACGCCGGACGGCGGTTCTGGAGTGGCTGGATAACTACGGAAAGGAGGACAGCAAATAATGAATCTGTCCGAAATGAATGGCGAACAGTTGGAGGCCCGCAAGGCTGAATTGCTGTCCGAAATGACTGAGAAGCGGGACGCTCTGAGCGCCGACGAACTGGAAGCCCGCAAGGCTGAGATTCTGGCGCTGGATGCTGAGATTGAGAACCGCAAAGCCGCTGCTGCCGAACAGGCGCGGCAGGCTGAAGAAGCCGCCCATATGGACGGTAAACCGATTATTAAGGAGGAAAAGAGAATGTCTTATGAAGTGAACACCCCCGAATACCGGGAAGCGTTTCTGAAGAACCTGCAGGGCAAGGAACTGACCGCGGAAGAGCGGGCCGCCGTGACGGCTGCTGCCGCGATTCCTACCGAAACCGCCAATAAGATCTGGGGCAAACTGGAGCTCTATCCCCTGCTGAACGCCATCGACGTGATGCACATCCCCGGAAACGTGATCCTGCCCGTTGAAGGTACGATCAACGCCGCGGGTGTGGTCGCGATGGGCACCGCCGCCACGGACAGCGCGGACACCCTGACTCCTGTGAGCCTGGGCTCCTTCAAGCTGATCAAGACCGTGGAGATCACCGCGGACGTGAAGGCAATGGCCATCCCCGCGTTCGAAGATTGGCTGGTTGACCGGCTGGCCAATAAGCTGTTCCGCCTGGTGGCTGCCAAGGTCGCAGCGGGCGCCGGCACCACCGAGCCCACCGGCCTGACCGCCATCAGCGCCACCGGCCACACCTACACCAAGGCGGCCATCACCTATGCCGATATTCTGGCCATCATCGCCAGCCTGCCGGGCGAATATGCTCCTGGCGCGGTCTTCGTCATGAGCCGGGCCACCTTCTATCAGAATGTGCTGGCCGTGCAGGACACCGCCAATCATCCCATCGTGGTGCAGGATGTGCAGGCGCCGGCGAAGTTCAATATCATGGGCTATCCGGTCATCATTGAGGACGCGATCGGCAC